ATGATTCGTTCCTGATTCGTTCCAAGTTGCTGATTCGTTCTTGATTCGTTCTTTTGTGATGATTCGGATACTGTCAAAATTGCCGTCAATAGTACAAAAGTATAGGTTGACAAGGAATTTGGTATAGTGTGATTTATTTACAACGATTCGCAACAAATTAACACTTGACATAAAATAATCATTGCCGAATCGCTTTTGATCAGATAACGCGACGATTCGCAATATGTTACAAGAATCCGCAACAATAGATTTTCTGTAACAATTCCCAGATTTGGATATGTTACAAGAATCTGTATCGGTCAATTTTATGTAACAAGTGACGCTCATGCCGAATCGTCGCATGTCGAGTCATTTGCTTGTCAAGTCATAGCTGATATGCGTTTTTTGCATAGCTACCTCAAGTTATGCGTTTGACGCTCTGAGCTATGCAATTTATGCAAATGTATCTGAGAGGCTCTAAAATGGCCCCAGAATCGCCAAACGGTTTTTGCAAGGTCCACTGCCTAAAAAACGCTTTGCCCTATCCAGTGACGGTTTTTACTTTCGTTTAATACAAAAGGATAGCCAAATGTTCACTGTTAATTTACGATTCGTTCCTCATTTGTTCCGATTGTTTAATGGTTAAACTATTAAACCATAAAGTTGAATCTTGTGAGTCTTGGCGCATCTTTAGGTAGTAATGACGCAACGTCACTTTGCTAATTTTGCCAATGTTCTCGTTTTGTACTCTTGACAAGTAAAATCAAAAACTGCCCTAGCTACGTCCAGACGAAACAACAAACTTCCTGAAAGGAAACGACATGAACCACCTAAAACCCTTCACACATAAAACGGGACGCAGCTATGACTCTGCCCAAATTATTGAAATTGTCCCAATGGTGGACGAAATTCTTTTTCGGGATCAATCGCGTCACATCTGTGGCAAAATTGACCTTTGCGACGATATAAAGGAATTTATCAATGAGGGTCTTATTTCAGTTTCCGAATTGCTAATGGCAAGATATGACGCGGGAAACTATAGCTTTGGACCGTTAAACATAAACGAAACAATCGACCGTGCTTTTGGTCTTAAAGAGGAGTCAATCTAATGGGCTTTATGCTTTTGATACCGTTTATCGTCGCAATCTTTATGATTGCTCTAATTATGATCATTTGGACAATGGGAAACGACTAATGAAAAATGAGAAACAAGCAAAGTCTGTGATCCGCAAAATTATCCGCAAAGCAAAACGCGACTGGACAACGGGCATTTATGTTGATTGCGCGGAAGAAAACGTGACGCTTTCAAACTGCAGTCAATTAGAGCGTGATTTAATCGACGCGATATTTTCGGTTGACGCTTCAATTATCCGCTTTGTCAGCCTGACAACGGGACGGCGTTTAGGTGAAATGTTAATTGTTTTAGAACATGACTCTTTACCGTCTGAAATTATCTGCGACTACACATGCAATGATTATATGGAAAGGTTGATCAATGCTTAAAATACTCTTTAAAATTCAAGTTTTGCTTGTCGTCTTTTTGCTTGGCAAGTTTTCATATGGCTTGTCATTGGACTCGGACGGGTTCGGAATCTTTATCCCTAATATTGGGGGATATCATTATTCACTGATCAATAGTGAAGACTCTGGTTTGTATAATTGAGGAAGGAAAGAAAATGGCTAAATATCTTGCCGTAATGATCAATGAAATTGGCATGGAATTTTCAATTGAGTTTGAATCTCAATCGGATGAATCCGCGTTTGATTATCTTGACGATAATTATCCCGAGTCCAGAGTAGCAGAGCTTGGCGACTCTTCTTACTGGCAACAAAAAGAGGCTGAAAGATTCAACCGTCTTGAGTCCGAATTTTATTAATGGAAGGAAAGAAAATGGACGCTTACGAGCACATAAGCGAGAACGCTTATCATGACGAGATTGAGCGCGATTTGGTGGATTATCTTGTCGGAATCTTGCACCAACGCAGAATCCAGAAATACATTGAACGCAAAGACGGTATTTTGATCAAAGAGGGGAAAGAAAATGGCTAATAACGGATTCATCTTATATGAGGGGCCGTCTTTAATTGACGGAAAGCCCATAGTCGTCATTGCAACAATAAAGAGCAATAATCGCAAAACTGGCGCAATGGTCCAGACATGGATAATTCGGAGCGATATCGATCCGATAACGGCGTCAAGACTTGGTGAAGACTTTTCAATCTGCGGCGATTGTATCCATCGCGGAATCGCTCATGGTGGCGACAAAGGACAAGCAAAAGAACGCTCTTGTTATGTTATGCTATTGGCGGTGAACGGTATCTATAAAGCGTACCATGCTGGCAAATATGAGGATGCAAGAGGACATGAAAAGACTCGTGCCGTTGGTTTGTTGCTTGGTATCCGTCTCGGCTCGTATGGTGATCCTATGGCTTGCCCGTCTTTTGTGTGGGATAGTTTGACTTCTGGCGCGTCTTTTGTGACCGCTTACACCCACCAACAAAACAATCTTAAAGAGTACGTTATGACTAGCGCGGACTCGTTACGTGACGCGGAGTCGGCATGGTCCAGAGGGGAACGCACGTTCAGAGTTATTAGCGCATTAGACAAGCTCGTGAGAGGTAAAGAGGTATTATGTCCAGCCAGTAAAGAGGCGGGTGAACGTGTACAATGCGCGGACTGTAAACTATGTGGCGGCGCAAGTGTTAAAGCGAAAAGCGTTGCAATCGTCGCGCATGGTGCAACACATGTAACAAGGGTAGCTAAAGAGAGGGTTGAGTAATGAGCAACAACAATGAGTTTGATTTTGAGTCTATGTTCAGAGATATGAATCTGGTTTGGGGACAATCTCGCAAATGGGACAAGGACGATATTATTTCAGAGTTTGACTCAACGAATATCACGCTTTCCGAATTGTCTCGTAAATCTGGGTGGACAATAGCAGAGCTAAAAAGCGTCCTTCTCGCTTAATATAAGCGTCCCACAGTAAGGAAAAGCCCGTTTAGGTATATCTTAAGCGGGTTTTCTTTTTGGCTATTGTACGGGCTTCCTATGGCTTCCTATGGCCTATTCTATTTTATCATTGTTTCAATGCGTTATTATTTGATCGTTTGGTCAATCTTTTACTATCTGGTCAAATTGTGCTTGTGAAATAAACCGACCAAATGGTAGGCGATTCGCTATCCGAGCGTATATATTTCTCGTTTGTCAACCTATCCTTTTGCCCCCTTGACATACCCAAGTTGGGACCCTCCATATTCCTACGGGTGATTCGGCTATCCGAGCGTTACCCACCCCCTATCCGAAAACAAAAAAAGTACAAAAAAGATTCGTTTGTTATCAATAACTTATAAAAAAGTTGTAAAAAGTGTGTCTAAGATCTCAAAAAATGCCCTTATATATACATAAGAGATATACTTAAGTATATAAACTATAGTAAATGGGATATATATTAATATATAATATATCCCATAAACTTAAGTATAATACTTAAGTAGGGTTTTCCCAAGTCAACCATGACAAATCTTTACGGTATTGTTGTTTTGAGGGACAGTCATGCCGATGCACTTGGGAATTTTTATGAGGGCCGTAATCTGTGACTGATAGCAGAGCATTACCATATAGCGAAGTTGTCGCAAAGAAGATCCGTGAGGGTATTCGTAATGGTGTGTCGATGAAAGACATTATGGGGTCGATACAGAAGTATCAGAATGCCCCACGTTCTACGAATACTCTCTATAAGATCTATGGACAAATGATTTCAGAAGAACGTGCTGAGATTATAGGTCAGGTTGGTGCTGTTGTTGTTCAACAGGCGCTTGATGGCGATTTTAAAGCTGCTGAGTTTTATCTACGGTCTAAGGGTGGTTGGTCTCCTACTCAAACTATTAATGAGGTTGAGCAGTCTGAAGACCCCGATCTTGATGAGGGTGCGATAAACACTTTGATGTCGTTGCTTGGAAAAAATGAAGATAACGACTAGTAGGCAACAGCCTACGTCTCGTCAGATTGCTCTGACAGCGGGAGATCTTAGGTCACTACCACCCGAAAAACTAAAACAGGTACTTTCTGAATTAGGACAGAATAAAGCTGAGGAGCTTAGGTATCTGTGGCCCTTTTGGGCTAGACAAGAGCAACTAGAACCAGAGGGTGATTGGAACATCTGGATAGCTCTTGCTGGTCGTGGTTGGGGAAAGACTAGGGCTGGCGTTGAGTGGGTCAGAGAGCAAGTTAAATCTGGTAAGAAACGCATTGCTGCTGTTGCTCCTACAAACTCAGATATTAGAAGGGTTATGGTAGAGGGTGAGTCTGGTTTCCTTAATGTTTGTTGGAAGGGTGACAAGACACACAGAGGTGGTAAGATGGGGTTTCCTGTTTGGTCGCCTACCAACAGAACCCTAACGTGGGAGAATGGAGCTAAGGTAGAGTTCTATTCTGCAGAAGACCCAGAGCGTTTACGTGGACCACAGTTTCATGCAGCTTGGGCAGACGAGGTTGCAGCTTGGCGTAACCAGCAAGATGTTTGGGATATGCTACAATTTACCCTACGTCTTGGTCGTAAACCAAGGGTGATGGTAACAACTACACCAAAGCCCACCAAGTTGATGAGGGGCTTAATTGCCTCTCCTGATAGCTACATTACCAGAGGATCTACCTTTGATAACGTAGACAACTTGGCAAAGCCATTCCTTGATACAATTAAGAAAGAGTATGAGGGAACAAGGCTAGGGCGACAGGAGCTTTATGCTGAGATATTGGAAGAAGCTGATGGCGCACTCTGGACAACAGAAATGCTCGATCAGTGTACCATTGAAAGAAGTGAAGTACCAGAACTCAATCGTATTGTTGTTGCTGTAGATCCTGCTGTAACAGCTAAGACAGAATCTGACATGACTGGTATCATTGTTGCTGGTGTAGATGTAAACGGGATTGGATACGTACTTGAAGATGCCACGGACAGACTTAGTCCTCAACAATGGGCAGCGAAGGCTATCTCGTTGTACAGGGAATATAGTGCGGATCGTATTGTTGCCGAAAGGAACCAAGGCGGTGAAATGGTCCGTAGGACACTTGAAGCAGAAGATGAAACAGTTCCTATTCGCCTTGTACATGCTAGTCGAGGAAAAATGGCTAGGGCTGAACCTATATCTGCACTCTATGAAAAACATAAAGTCAAGCATGTTAAGGGTCTTGACGAGTTGGAAACGCAAATGAGAACTTGGGAGCCTTTGGGTTCTCTGGGATCTCCCGATAGGTTAGACGCTTGCGTGTGGGCATTAACTGAATTGATGCATCACGGTAATCCAACCCCTACCTTAAGACTTGCTTACTCTAGCGCAAAAGGTTTAGTGGCCTAAATGAAGAAGATTAGTGAACAGCTAGGTAAACTAGAGTTAGGCCAAGGTGGGGAACAGACCCGCAATGGTACTATTCGTGCAGATGAGTTTCTGCAAGAGATCAAAGGTAAGAGGGCTATCAACAAGTTTCGTGAGATGCGAGATAATGATAGCACTATTGGCGCAATTATGTACGCCACAGAGCAGGTTCTGCGTGATGTAGATTATTATGTTGAACCAGCTAAAGATACAGCAGCAGGTAGAAAAGAAGCAGAGTTTGTCGAAACTATCCTAAAGGATATGGAACACTCTCTTGATGATCATATTGCAGAAGCCCTTTCTCACTTGACGTTTGGGTTTTCTTTGTTTGAGGTGGTCTATAAACGTAGACGTGGACCTAAAACAGATGATCCAAAATCTTACAGCAGATATTCTGATGGTAGGATAGGCGTAAGGAAGCTGGCTTCTAGGGCGCAATGGACCATAGAGAGCTTTGATGTTAATAAAACAACAGGCGATGTTTTAGGTGTTAAACAAGAACAAAACTATGGCTTAAAGTCTACTTACATTCCTGCTAGTAAGCTACTGCATTATAGAACAACAAATACAAA